ATGACTAAGAAACAAGAAAAGGTGTGGGCGTACAAGATTAAGCATCCGAAAGCCTCTGTTAGTGAAATAGCTAAGGCAACGAAATCGTCCAACAGTTACGTACACAAGTTAATGTCCAAGATCGGCACACCGAAAGAAGTATTGGATAGTGCATACGTTATGACCGACGAGGGTAAAGCTGTGCTTGTTTCACGTGAAACAGACAACAAAGCAGGGTTACATCCGAAAAAAGACACATTGGAAGAAGTAATCAAAAGCTGGAGTAGAAGTGATCACGCCAAAAGAAAAGATGTTCCACGTGAAACAGAAGTTAAAGAAGATACAGTACGCCAAGCCATATTAGATAAAGCCGCTTACTTAATAGACGGTGATCGTGCCAATGAGTACGGAGACGCACAGGATAATTTTGAGCGTATAGCAACGTATTGGAACACGCATTTAGGTCTAATAGATTTAATTACTCCTACAGATGTTGGCATAATGATGACCCTTTTAAAAGTATCTCGTTTGCATGGAGAGGCTAAGTCTATTGACAGTTTCGTAGATGTCTGTGGGTACATGGCTCTGGCTGGTGAGATGGCCCCTGCAAGAAAATGAACTTTGTCACTTTAGATTTTGAGACCTATTACGACAGACAGTATTCGTTACGCAAACTCACAACTGAGGAGTATGTGCGCGATGATCGGTTTGAAGTGATAGGTCTTGCTATTAAAATTAATAACAGTCCGACCATGTGGATAGAGGGCAGCAGCCCCGTGCAAGGTTTCCTATCAGAGGCAGACTTCTCTGACTGTGCCATACTTTGTCACAACACAATGTTTGATGGCGCAATACTGAGTTGGCTATACGATATAAAACCTAAGATATGGTTAGACACATTATGTATGGCGAGAGCTTTGCATGGCACTGAACAGAGTGCAGCTTTAAAGAGTGTTGCCATTAAATACGGAGTTGGGTTGAAAGGTGACGAAGTACAAAACACAATGGGCAAACGCCTAGATGATTTTACCAAAGAAGAATTAGATCGCTTTGCGGATTACGCAATTAATGACGTTGATCTGACATATGCAATATTCAAACTAATGTATCCCACGTTCCCACAGCAGGAGCTTGAGTTGATTGATAGAACACTGCGTATGTATATAGAACCAACGCTACGTCTAAACCGGGATTTACTAGAAGAGTACTTAACAGATACACGTATGCGTAAGACTACCCTTATGAAAGCAGCAGGGGCAGCACGTGAAGAGCTTATGTCTAATCCGAAGTTTGCGGTTTTACTGGAGAGCCTTGGAGTTAAGCCCCCCACAAAATTGAGTGCGCGAACAGGGAAGGACACGTTTGCGTTTGCCAAATCCGACGAAGGATTTAAGGCACTAGCTGATCACAAAGACGAAAGGGTTAGAAACTTAGTTGCCGCACGTCTGGGTACTAAAAGCACTCTAGAGGAAACTCGTACAGAGAGGTTTATCTCTATATCAAAACGTGGCCCGCTACCCGTACCAGTAAGATATTACGCCGCGCATACAGGACGGTGGGGTGGGGATGATAAGATTAATCTTCAAAACCTACCAAGTCGTGGGCCAAACGGCAAGAAGTTGAAGAGCAGCATTATCGCACCCGAAGGATATACGCTCGTTGATGCAGATAGTTCGCAGATCGAAGCTAGGGTTCTAGCTTGGTTGGCAGAGCAAGATGATCTTGTTAGTCAGTTCGCTAACGGTGAAGACGTATATATAAAGATGGCAAGTTCCATCTATGGTGTCCCCGAAGAAGCGGTGACAAAAGACCAACGCTTTATAGGTAAGACCACAATCCTCGGTGCAGGGTATGGCATGGGGCATATGAAGTTTGGAGCGCAGCTAAAGACTTTCGGGTACGAAGTATCAGAGGTAGAAGCCAAGGACATCATATCTGTTTACAGAGAGACGTACCCACTAATAGGCGACTTGTGGCAAGAGGCGCAGCGGTGTATTGTAGATATGCATAACAATAAAGAGTTCAGATTTGGGCGCAAACGTGTGTTAGATGTAGATGTTCATGCAAACGCTATAGTCTTACCCTCGCATCTAAAGATGTTTTACAATGACCTCTCTTCTACCACAAAGAATGGTCATACTGAATACGACTACAAAACAAGAGAAGGTCGCACCAGAATATACGGTGGGAAAGTTGTAGAGAACGTGTGTCAGGCTATCGCTCGTTGTATCATTGGCGAACAGATGTTAAAAATAGCCGAGAGATATAGAGTAGTCTTAACAGTCCATGATAGTATTGTTTGTTGTGTACGCGATGCAGAGTTAACTGAGGCACAGGTATACATAGAGAGTTGTATGCGTAAAACCCCATCATGGGCGACAGGGCTACCGATAGACTGTGAAAGCGGTGTGGGTAAATCATATGGAGAATGTGAATAGTGGCATCTTGGTCGTTTAGTAGGTTAAAGAATTTTGAGACGTGTCCAAAACAGTTTTATCACGTAAGTGTTCTTAAAGAGCATCCCGTGGTCGATACCGATGCTATGCTCTACGGTACAGCTATGCATAAAGCGGCTGAAGATTACATAGGTTCTGATGTGCCTATTCCCCCACAATTTGACTACGTGAAGGACGCTTTGGACGAACTCAAAGAAATACGAGGCGTAAAGCTATGCGAACAGAAACTTGGGCTTACAGAGGATTTAAAGCCATGTGGTTTCTATGATAAGAACGTATGGTTTCGCGGTATCGTAGATTTAGTTATTGTAGATGTGTTAGCCGAGCGAGCTTGGATTGTTGATTATAAGACAGGCAAGTCTACACGATACGCAGACAAAGGTCAGCTAGAGTTGATGGCTCTCAGCGTGTTTAAGAAATTTCCAGATATAAAGTATATAGACGCATCACTGTTGTTTGTCGTAGCAGGAGAGTTGATAGAAGAGAGCTATCACGTAGACAACTCCTTCGCTATGTGGGCTAAGTGGCTGCGTAGATACGGTAAGATGCGTGACGCATACACGAATGACGTTTGGAACCCACGTCCTTCAGGGCTATGCAGACATCATTGTCCTGTTGTAGAGTGTTCTCACAATGGAAGGAATTAGTTATGCCCTATAAGAATAAACCTCGCCCATATAAAAAAGAATACAAGCAGCAAAAAGCTAGAGGTGAACACGCTGATCGTATGGAACGCCAACGCGCACGTCGAAACATGGATAAGAACGGCGTAGACAAAAACAAAAATGGTAAAGCTGACAAAAGAGAAGGCAAGGATATTGCTCACAAAAAAGCATTGAGTAAGGGTGGTTCTAATAAAGACGGTGTATCAATACAAAGCCGCAAAAAGAACAGGGCTGGCGGCGGTGCTATCAGCAAAGGCCCAAGAAAAAAGAAGCGTTAGTCAATCGACTAACAAAGGAGAACAACATGAACATATTACAAAAAAAACCAGTTATTTCGGCTATTGAGAAGCATTACAAATGGTCGGGAGAATACAAACCGTTTGACCACCAAAAGAAAACAGCGGCGTTTCTAACGTCACATAAAAAAGGCTTTTGTTTTAACGAGCAAGGCACTGGTAAGACCGCGAGCGCGATATGGGCATCGGACTTTCTGATAGAACAAGGGCTTTTAAAGAGGGTTCTCGTTGTCTGCCCTCTATCAATAATGGATAGTGCATGGCGGCAAGATGTAGATACGTTTGCCTCACACCACATGATAGACATAGCTCATGGAGATAAGTCTAAAAGAGCGGAAATACTGCTCGGCAGTTCGCGTTTCGTTGTTATAAATTACGATGGGGTCAAGATTGTAGAGGACGTTATTGTAAAAGCAGGGTTTGATCTAATCATTGTGGACGAAGCAACGCACTACAAGAACCCACAATCCCAGCGGTGGAAAACATTAAACAGAATTGTAAACAAGACAGACTGTGGCCTGTGGATGATGACAGGAACCCCTGCCGCTCAGTCTCCTGTGGATGCGTATGGGTTAGCAAAGTTAGTCAACCCCAACAGCGTACCACGTTTTTTTAGCGGTTTTAGAGATCAGGTGATGATACAACAATCACGGTTTACTTGGGTTCCCAAACCTAGTGCGATCCATACAGTTCATGCAGCATTGCAGCCAGCGATACGGTTTACCAAAGAACAATGTCTGGATTTACCTGACATGCTATACACAAAACGGCGCGTGGCCCTGACCCGACAACAAAAGGTGTACTACGATAAACTACGTAAAGAGATGGTGTTAGAGCTTTCAGAAGATAGCGTGACAGCAGTCAACGCTGCGGTAGCTCTTAACAAACTCCTACAGATAAGTTCTGGTGCAGCGTACACAGATGACGGGGGTGTGATAGCGTTTGATATAGACAACAGGTACAAAGTGTTAAAAGAAGCAATAGACGAGACAGAACAAAAGGTCTTGGTTTTTGTGCCATTTAAGCACACCATAAAGATATTAGCAGATCGACTGCAAGAAGACGGTGTAGACACAGAAATAATACAAGGTTCGGTAAGTGCTTCTCGTCGTGCTGATATATTTAAACGCTTCCAAGAAGAGAAGTCTCCACGAGTGTTGGTTATTCAACCGCAGAGTGCTGCACATGGTGTTACGCTGACCGCTGCAAATACTGTGGTGTGGTGGTCGCCTACTCCATCGCTAGAGACGTATGCACAAGCCAACGCAAGGGTTCATCGTGCTGGTCAGGTTAACAAATGTATTGTTGTGCAGCTTGAGGGATCAACGGCAGAGCGTCGAATGTATAAACTTTTAGATAAGAAAATAGACGTACATTCACAAATTACTAATCTTTATAAAGAATTACTTGACTAGTGTGTGTTTACATACTATCTACTAAGTATAACGATAATAAAAAAATAAAACACGGAGAACAATGGTGTCTATTTCAATAGAAAACCTTACCAGTGCCTACTTAAATGTACGAGCTAAACGTACTGAACTGTCTTCTAAGTTTAAAAAGGAAGATGGAGAGTTAATAATAGCACAGGACAAACTTAAAGCCGCATTGCTTGAGTATTGTGAAGAACAAGGTTTAGAGAGCGTCAAGACTTCCGAAGGTCTGGTGTATAAAACGTCCAAAGAAAAGTATTGGACATACGACTGGGAGCATTTCCATGCGTTTGTCTTGGAGCATCGCGCTCCTGAGTTGTTGGATAAACGCATCAACCAGACCCATCTACGGGAGTTTTTAGAAGAAAACCCTAACCTTCTACCGAAGGGTTTAAATAAAAGCGTAGACGTGTCTGTAACTGTGAGGAAACCAACTAAATGATATCGTTTCAAGATACAACCCAAACAAGTCCATATGTTGAAATTACTGACGTAGCCGAGTATTTTGGTGTTAATAGAGCAACCGTGCGTACATGGATGAGAAAAGAATATATTCCTCGTAGCACATACATAAAAGCAGGTGATACATACCGCTTTAATATTGCGTCCATAGAGGCGCATCTTACTAAAGGAGAACAAAAGAATGGCGAATGAGCAATATCTTATTGAGGGTGTAAAAGCATTATATCCACGAATAAACAAACCATATCGTTACGATACCAAATTGGGAAAGACTGCTCCCTGTGGACAGTTTGACGATAACGCAAGGTACTCAACGAGTTTTCTCATGGATGAGATTATCGCTAAAGCTTTGTATAACAAGATGGACGCAGCCTATATACAGCGTAGAAAAGCATCTTGGCCTAAAGAGTTGGACGCACCATCCGAGGTATTTAAAGAAACAGAAGATGGAGATTACGAGTATAAGACACATATCCCCTGTGCTTTTAACAAGGTAGGTGTAGACGTACCTCAACAGTTTGATAGTCAAGCTAATCTTTTAAAAGATGATTTTGAGCTAACAGGTGGTAGCATCATCAATCTTGTCGTAGAATTAATACCTTATATGCGTAAAGACGGTAGGGACACTCATCACGGTGTGTCACTTAGATTGCGTCAGGTGCAAGTGATAAAACTTGCAGAGCGTAAAGCACAAGCATCCCCACTATTTGACAAAGTTGAAGGTGGTTTCGTGGCAGGGGAACAGCCAGCCACACCTACATTTGGCGCAGTTGCTGACGATATGCCCGATGTGGAAGAAGAAGTTTTAGAGGTAGAAGAACCCAAGAAGGTCGTTTCTATAAAAAAGGAGACTGCTGCTGCTCCTGCTACTGAGAAAGACCTGAGTGGTTTAGTCAATAAATGGGGGAACAAGAAGAAGGCCGACTAAACCACATACACGGTGGACACTGGGGGGTATCGGTGTCCACCGTTTTTATTTGAAAGCAGCATAATGAAAACAATAGACTTTTTAAAGTCAGTTTTGGGGAACGATGGACTGTACTGTGCTTGGGGGTTTAAAGGAAACAACAGAGTACAACAGTTTTACCAGACTGTAGAAGAATTAGAAACCGCATCTTATCAGTATGACAAGGACGGTTATGACATATACTTCGCGCTAGGAACCTATGTTAAAGAAGGGGATGTTGTGTCCTCAACCATGACAAGGGGGCGCGAACAAAACAATGTACTACAAATGAAGTCTATGTTCTTGGACTTAGACTGTGGCCCGAAAAAAGATTATCCCTCTCAAGAAGCGGCGGTCATTGCTCTACAAGAATTTATAGATAAGACAGGGCTACCCGAACCCTTGTTAGTTAACTCAGGCAGAGGTGTACATGTGTATTGGCCTCTAGCGGAGCCAGTAACACAAGACGAGTGGGTTGTAGTGGCTAACAAGCTCAAGGGTGCATGTAGAAGTTTGGGGCTACGCGCTGATCCAGTACGTACAGCGGATGCGGCTAGTATCTTACGTATGCCTGACACACACAATCATAAGGATGATCCACCGTTACTTGTGCATATGGCAGATGAGGAACTACCTACGTCCATACTGCTTCACGACTTTGGCGATATATTTACGGCAGACGAGTACGCGAATGTAGACGATGGATATACGTTTGGTTCAGCAAAAGCTTTTGAAACACACAGAGATAATAAAGAATACCTGTTTGAAACAATAATGCAGAAGACGATAAGCGGAGACGGTTGCGCTCAATTAGCTCATATTGCCATGAACCAAGGAGAAGTAGATGAACCTCTTTGGGTATCAGGGTTGTCTATTGCGAAGTTTTGTCAGGATAGTGAGTACGCTACGAGGGCAATGTCTGACGAGCATCCAGACTTTGACGAAACAGTTATGGAGCGTAAGCTAGAGGGTATAAAGCACAGGCATACGTGTATTACGTTTGACGATAGGAACCCTGATGTTTGCGATAAGTGTCCACATTGGGGAGATATAAGATCACCACTGGACTTAGGGCATTATATTGTAGAAGCTGAACCCGAAGAAGACGTACCTACATACCCTGCTCCTTACTTTAGAGGTAAGAACGGTGGCGTGTATATGCGTGTAGAAGAAGAGGGTATACCCAAAGACATACCTATATACCGCAACGATCTATATGTAATGAAGAGATTGCATGATCCTGATCAAGGAGAGATCGCGGTATTTCGTTTGAAGCTACCAAAAGATGGGGTGAGAGAGTTTAGTGTACCACTAGCGTCTATTACTTCTACTGAAGAGTTTCGTA